CTGGGGATGAACAAGGATCGACGGACGGAATAGCTTAATGGAGTTCATCGGGTGATCGCGTATAGATCAAATTCAATAATTGCAAATAACAATTATAAACCATCTGGATTAGCCTTAGCGGCGTAATCACAGGGAGTTGGCCACTTACTTAGCAACAGAAAAGTGGCACTTAATAAAAACTATTACAAGGAAAAAGGTAACATGGGTAAATTCTTATTAACAACAGCACTGACTTTGGTAGCTGGCAGCGTAATCGCTCAAGAAGTAACCGAAGCACCAGTTGGGGTAACTGGTAAAATTGAAACAGTAATTGCTGAAGGTGCTAGTGGAGATTGGGGTGCAACATCATCTTTTGATCTTGGCGTATCTGCAGGATCTGGTTTAGCATCAGGTTCTATGTCATTCGTCGTTGATTCAAATAACGATTTGGCTTTAGACGAATATTCAATTGCTACATCAATTGGTGGTACTGAATTATCGTTTGGTGACCAAGGCAATATCTGGATTGATACAGAAAATGGTACTTCTATTGAAGAAGCAAAAATTGCTGACGAAAGCATTCAAGCAACTATCTTGGGTGTATCAGTGGCAGCCGGTTTAAACATGGATGACTTAACAGACATTCAAAACGTACAAGCTGGTTACGGTATTCCATTAGGAATTGCTAACATCAATGCAGTAGCTGACTATAACTTAAACAGCGAAGCATGGATTGTAGCAGGACGTGCAGATACAGACGGTATGTTGGAAAACGTACGAGTCGGTGGTGCAGTATCATACGGTTCAGTATCAGAAACACTTGGCTTTGAAGCTGACGCAACTGTAGGACCATTAACTGGTTATATCGGCGGCGACCAAAATGACCTAATGAAAGACGTAGGTGTTAACGGTGACGTTGAGTTTGCAGGTATGGACGTAGAAACAAAACTTAACTATAACTTTGATAGTGAAGAAATTACACCATCAGTTGGATTAAGCTTTAACTTCTAAGTTTATAAAAATTATGTAATATCTGAGGGGCTTCGGCCTCTCTTTTAGTTTGTATAAATAATAGGTACACCATAACAGAGGGCAATATATTATGACTAATAAACTGAAGCAACTCACATGGGCACACCACCAAGCAGCCGAACGTAGAAAATTTGCTAAGCAATTAATTAGTGGTGGTATAGACCCATTCGTATATTACAAGTTTTTAAACTGTCAATATCTAGTATATGAATTATTAGAAAACATTGTAATCATTCCACCAAATCTTACCGCAATCTATAGAGCTCCACGTATTCTACAAGACATTGAAGAACTTGGCGAAATCTATGGCTTTGACGATATTGACCATTATCCAGAATCAGTAAGCAGATGTATGACTCACATGCAAGGACTAGCTGATGCAGATGATAATGATAGTCTATTGGCTCATATGTATGTAAGACATTTTGGTGAATTACATGGTGGACAAATCATTAAAGCTAAGACACCCGGAAAAGGGATTATGTATGAGTTTGAAGGCGATACTAAAGTACTCATTGAAGAATTTAGAAAACTATTACATGATGGCATGGAAGATGAAGCAAAGGCTTGCTTTAGTTTCGCATCAGAATTATTTGACGAATTATCCAAATAACCGTTGACATTCTTAGCTATTTGTTATAAAATACTAATATAAATCAAAACATATAAGGAGAGTAACATGCAAGATGATGCATTAGATACAGTTAACCTTAAACCGAAGGCTCGTGCTGAACGAATGTCCAGAAGTAGAACGGCTCGTAACCGACGCAGTTTACTTAAAACAATTAGAGAAACTCGGTTGTTAAATGAATTTGCAAAACTCCGAAGGCTAAGAAAAAACAAATGACTCCATTATGGGATAGATTAAACGATTATGCTGCTCACATACGCGGCAAATTCCAAGATAACTTTACTGAGTATGACGAACCTGCCATGGCTGATCTATATTTTAAAGATTGGGATGACAGGTTCTGGCACTCAGATCAAGTAGACAAAGCGCATTTAAAAACTATTGTACCTGCAGATGGCAAAGGACTTTGGTTAATGCATGTTAATGTCTTCCCTAAGGCTGGTTTAGAATTACCAATCTTAGGGTTTGATATTGTTGCTGGTCCAAAAAAGATTACAGGTTCTTTTATGGATTTTTCTCCATTGCATGGTGTTGAGCATCCTTATAGTACTTATATGGCTGATAAGGTTAAAGACCTGGAATGGAATAAACCAAGAGAATTACCAGATTGGGCAAAAGAAATATTTTCAGAATCAATGATTGCTGTTGGCAATATTAATACTGATAAAGAACTTGACCAATTTATTGCTATAACATCTGATCTCGTAGATTATTACTTAGATAACCTAGATGATATGGCGTATGAGTCAGAACGAGATACATCACCTCTACTAAACAAATATTGTTTTAACCAAAAGAAAAATCCGCACCTTCACCGGTCTATACTTGCTATGGGTATAACTGAGGAAGACAAAGACGATTATGTAAATAATGTTCTTTTTGCGGAGATTAACGGTTGACACTCTACGGTTGTTGTGATATAGTTATTATAAATCAAGGTTATGAGTATATAAAAATAGGCGGTTATGATTTTAAAGTAACCGTTACATATTGCTCTAACTGTGGCTCAATGAAATCGACTTCAAATATTAAGGAAAGTAAAATGGCAGGCGACACTATTATAATGGAAAAGGCAGGCAAGACACTTAAGGCTGAATATTTCAATACAGCAAATGGCAGTGGCTGCAGGTTTTTTATTAATGAAGAATTTATTCAGGAAGAAGTATATGAAGGTAAGTCAATTCATTGGGCAGAGAGCGCGGCTCAAAACTGGCTTAGTGGAGTTAAATCTTTAAATGGATAAGGATAAAAATATTACTACAGAAAAAGTTATTAACCCACGTACGCCTGAAAAGGTACACCATGATATATCAAGTATGTTATCAAATGGGGTTAATTATATTGATGCGCTCGTTGAGTATGCGCGTCTAAATGGATTGGAAATAGAGGCAGTTGCCGATATAGTCAAAAAGTCTACTATCCTTAAAGAAAAAGTAAGGACAGAGGCTGTGAAAATGAAAATGGTAATTAAAGATGATAAAGACATCACAGAGCTTTGCTAATGAGGAATCGTTTAACTGTTATGTAAAGTACCTTGCTATGAAAAAGCATTTTACTACTGACGGTTACGATTATCATAAGTACAGAGGAAAAATTAGAGCCAAGTTTGAGACATACCGTACTCGAAACGATGTTTTCTTTTTTCACAAACTCGCTCAAAAAGAGGACCCTGAGAAATTGCTAATGGCTAATATGATAGTCAAACCAAATGCATGGATCAGAGAAATCGTTGAGCAACAAGGCGAGGATCGTTATGTGGAATGGACCAAGAAACGGGATTCATTATCACGCGTCGTTAAAGACGATCTTAGTAAACTTAGAGATGAATACCAAGATAACTTTGTGTCTGTCGAAGGACAGCATCCAGCTATTATGACTCTCTATATTCAACGACAAATAACACTTGAGACGTTTACGATACTAACTCATTGCGCAAATATTTTTTCGTATTGGGACCAAAAAGTAGTTGACAAAATCGTAGCAAGTGATATAATAAGACTATCTAAGAAATATTATCCTTTCTTGGAAATTGAACAGAAAAAGTTTAAAAATATCATACGTGAATACTTTTTCTAATATAAATAGATGGTCGGCTTAACCGACAAATACATCGCAATATAAACAAACGCTATATACAGCAAAATTAGGAGATACAACCATGACAATGGATTTCAACGCACTTAAGAAGAATCGTTCAGCTTCTCTAAACAAATTGAACTCACAGCTCGAAAAAATTCAAACAAAGAGCTACGCAGATCCCAACGAAGGTAAAATGTGGAAACCAACACGCGATAAAGCGGGTAACGGTTTTGCAATTATTCGATTCTTGCCAGCAGCGCAAGGTGAAGAAATGCCATTCGTTCGTATCTGGGACCACGGTTTCCAAGGACCAACAGGATTATGGTATATTGAAAACTCACTTACAAGCATCAGCCAAGACGATCCAGTATCAGAATATAACTCTAAGTTATGGAACTCTGGTGTTGAGTCTGATAAAGAGTTGGCTCGTAAGCAAAAGCGTCGATTAAAATACGTGGCTAATATCCTTGTCGTAAAAGACAGCGCAAACCCTGAAAATGATGGTAAAGTCTTTATGTACCAATTCGGTAAAAAGATTTTTGATAAATTAAATGATTTGATGAACCCTACGTTTGAAGATGAACGTCCGGTAAATCCATTTGATTTTTGGGAAGGCGCAAACTTCCGTTTGAAAATTCGTAAGTTTGAAGGATATCCTAACTATGACAAATCTGAATTTGACCAACCATCTGCAATTGCAGAAGACGATTCAGTAATCGAAGGTATTTGGAATCAACAACACAAGTTACAAGAACTAGTGGATCCAAAGAACTTCAAATCGTATGCCGAATTGAAAACAAAACTATATCGTGTACTTGCTTTAGGTGAGGATGCATCAGTGCCATCCACTGCTGAAGAAGATGATGATTTAGATTTGAGCAGCTTTGGTAATACGAGTAAATCAGCGCCAGAACCAACCTTGAAAGAAGCTATGCCAGCGGCAAGTACTTCACAAGGAATGTCGATGGACGATGATGATGACGATCTATCTATTTTTAAGGAACTAGCGAATGGCTAATAAAGTCTACGAAGAAGTTCTAGACTTTGACTTTGGTTTCAGCTTCATTGATGAAGAGCTTCAGGAAAAAGAAGCTGAAGCCAAAGATGCAATTCAAAAGGTCAGCAGCGAGAAGCAAACACTTGAGGATCAACTCACTGATGCTAAACTTGCGGCTGACGACCTTGAATATCGTTTAGAACTATTATTTAAATCGGTAACACCGTTCTTGGATAACTTATGTAAGAATTCTGAGAAATCAACAATTTATTGGCCTGATCGCGTAAGTAAGATTGAGGCCTATAAGAGTAAACTGAAATCAATAGTAGAAGGTAGTTAATATGAGTCTCTTAGACAAGATCGTAAAAAATAGTACAATTAAAATGACCGCGCCATTAATGGAATCAAAAGTATTTGGTAAAAAAGATATGGCACCAACAGAAGTTCCAATGGTAAACGTTGCTTTATCAGGCAGAATTGACGGAGGTCTAACACCTGGACTATTAGTATTAGCAGGACCATCGAAACACTTTAAATCAGCCTTTGCTCTCTTAATGGCAGGTGCTTATATGAAGCGTAATCCTGATGCTATCTTATTATTTTATGATGCAGAGTTTGGTACACCTCAAGCGTACTTTGAAAGCTTTGGTATTGATATGGATAGAGTTGTCCATACACCAATTACTGATGTTGAACAACTTAAGTTTGATATGTCTCAGCAACTCGATAAAATTGAAAAGAAAGATAATGTAGTTATTGTTATTGACTCAGTCGGTAACTTGGCGTCAAAGAAAGAAACGCAAGATGCACTCGACGGCAAATCAGTTGCTGATATGTCAAGAGCAAAAGCTTTGAAATCTTTATTCCGTATTGTAACACCACATCTTAATCTTAAAGATATTCCATTGATTGCAGTTAACCATACTTACCAAGAGATTGGTTTGTTTCCAAAAGCTATCGTATCTGGTGGTACAGGGATTTATTACTCTGCTGATGCCATTTGGATTATCGGTAGACGACAAGAAAAGGTTGGTACTGAAATTACAGGTTATCATTTCGTAATTAATATTGAGAAATCTCGTCATGTTAAAGAAAAATCCAAAATTCCAATTTCGGTATCTTATGACGGTGGTATAGTCAAATGGTCTGGTTTAATGGAAGTTGC